TCTGTTGTTTCATTGACTAACGCAAATACATTTGTTATTACTGCTGGAAGTAGTGCAACAAATTCTGGAAATTGTACAGTCACTAAATCGGGAACATCTCATTTTGTATGCGAAAGCTGGTCAAAATCTATTCCTTATGTAAACAGGGCAACAATTAACGCAACCTTTAGGGAGGTGTTTGAACCATAATGGCAATACCTACAGAAGAGCTACAGAAGGCTAACCCTAGTGCAAAGATAGAACTGTTTGAAATACATCTTGTAGCTGCTTTACATGGCAGTACTGATGTCTCCAGGTTTCATAATGGCATTAATATGAACACTACATTTAATGTTGTATTTCAAGGTAATACATATCAAAGAATACCTATCGAGGCAAATGGATTTACCTATGAGGCAACAAGATCATCTAGACCTAGACCAACATTAAGAATAGCTAATGTATTATCTACTATTACTGCCTTAATGACGCAAGCAAACCTAACTACGCCTAAAAATGATCTTAATGGTGCTAAATTTGTACGAAAAGTTACGATGTTGCGTTATTTAGATAATGCTAACTTTGAATCTGGTACAAATCCATTTGGTACACCTGCTAATAATACATACGAAAATCAAACATTTTTTATCGATAGAAAAACTGTAGAGTCAAAAGATTTTGTAGAGTTTGAATGTGCGTCATCTTTAGACTTGCAAAATCGTAATGCACCTAAGAGAATAATAACAAGAAAAGATTTTCCTTCTGTTGGTACGTTTGCATGAACACCTGGCAAGAACAAGCATTACATCATGCTAAAACTTCATTACCAGAAGAGTCTTGTGGTTTGGTTATAGATGTAGATGGTAAACAAGAATATTATCCTTGTAAAAACATTGCTATTGAAGGTGCAAATAGTTTTACGATAGATCCAGAAGATTGGGCAAAGGCAGAAGAAACAGGAACTGTTTTACATATCTGTCATTCTCATCCAAATGGAGACTTAACTGCCTCAGAAGAAGATATAAAAAACTGTGATTTTCTTGGGTTGTCTTGGTTTATATTTGACCCAGAAAATGACAAGGTAGAAGAATTAAAACCTAATCAACATAAACCCATGCTTAGTAAAGATAAGTTTATAGATAGGGAAAGAAAAGAAGATGAACAAGGGTTACGGAAAATAAAAGTTTACGGAAGATTAGCTGAATTAGTAGGTTGGCACGTTAGTTATGCAGATGTAAAAAATATGAAAGATGTTTATAAATATTTAGTTTGTAATTATCCTGAGATAGAGTCACATTTAAAACAAAATATGTATCGTATAACAATTAATAATGATGTTATAAAAACTAAAGATGATTTATTAATTAATAGTGAAGGCGAGATCAGAATGATACCTTTAGTTTCTGGTGCATGGTTCTGGGTAGCCGCTGCATTTTTTGGTGCTGGTGCTGCCGCCACTGCTATAGGTGGTGCAGTGTTTGTTGCTCTCGGAAGTGTTTTGACGGCTGTCGGTACATCAATGGCTATTGGTGGCGTTACTAATATGTTATTTCCGCAACAACAACCTAATGTTGGTGATTTAAGTAGCGGATTAAGTGAAACAGATGCAAGAGTTAACTATTCATTTAGCGGTATTCAAAACGTATCTCGTAGTGGAGTGTGCATACCTTTGATATATGGAGAGGTGTTTACTGGATCTATTGTGGTTAGCTCTGGTACTGATACTGCCCCTGTATCATTTGGAGGATAAAAAATGACATTACCACGTTTTAATTCTGATTTTAGATGGAGAAGTATTGATTATGCTGCTGTAAGAGGTCAGACAAATTTAAGATATTATGATTCAGAAATGACAGATGGCGAGATTGGTTCTCGTCAATTTATAACAAGTGTAGATGTAATTTGTGAAGGCGAGATTGCTGGTTTTCCTTCTGCTATTGATGCTGGTCATACATTTGGTACTGATAATTATAAGACAACAGCATTAAAAGATGTTTTTTTAAACAATGTACAGGTGCTACAACAATCTGCATCTGATACAGCCCCTACTGATGGTGATTTTAATTTTGGAACTGTATCTACTAGACCAGCATTTATACCAAAAGTAGGTACAGCAGATCAAACTAAAGTAAGAGGTATTGCAGAAACAGAAAGAGATAGACCTGTAGGAGTAACTGTAACTGTAGCTCAACCACAAGTAGTTTCAATAACTGACACTAATACAGATGGAATACGAGTTACAGTTGGTTTTCCAAGAATACAAAAAATTGAAAGTGATGGAAATATATCTGGTACAACAGTTGAGTACAATATTCAATTAAAAGACCAAGCTGGAACTTTACTAAAAAAAATTGTACCAGCTACAGATTTAACTGGTTTAGATAGAACTATATTTCATAGTGGCGGTAGAATTATTGGTAAAAGTACATCACCATATTTTAAAGATCACATTATAGACTTTGGTACTAATGCTGATGGAACACCAGCAGTTACAACTTCTGATTTTCCATTAACAGTAACACTAACAAGAGAGACAGCAGATAGTACAGATAATTTATTATTAAATGCTTTTGAATTGACTTCAATAACTGAACTTGTTTTTGAAACTCCTACATATCCAAATACTGCTGTTGCTGCTTTACGTTTTGATGCGGAAATCTTCAGATCCGTACCTAGACGTATGTATCGTATTCGTGGAAGGTTAATAAAAATACCGCACAATGCAACTGTTAGATCAGATGGTTCTTTGTCTTTTAGTGGCTCATTTAATGGCACATTAAAAACTGCAAAAGAATGGTGTAATGATCCAGCTTGGGTGCTTTATGATCTCATCACTGAAAGTAGGGCTGGATTTGGTGATTTTGTATCAGAAGATGAGGTAGATAAATATGCTTTTTATGCAGCATCAGAATATAATTCAACTTTAATAGATGATGGTCAAGGTAGTACATCACCTAGATTTAGTTGCAATATTGTTATTCAAAGTAGCCAACAAGCATATACTTTACTAAATAAAATTGCATCAATAATGAGGGCAAGTTTATTTTTTGAAGATGGTAAAATTACACTTTCGCAAGATCGTCCAACTACAAGTTCATACTTCTTTTCTTATGCAAACGTAACTGAAGATGGTTTTGTTTACACAGGGGCAAGCCAACAGACAAAAGACACAGTAATAAATGTAAAATATTTTCAAAATGAAACTAGAACTTATGAATATGAAACAGTAGAAGATACTACTGCAAATCAAAATAAGTATGGTGTTGTTGTTAAAAATATTGAAGCAATAGGTTGTAGTGATCAGGCACAAGCACGAAGAATGGGATTGTGGCATCTTTACACTCAAAATAACGAAACAGAAACTGTGGCATTTACCACAACAGTAGATGCAGGTTCATTATTAAGACCTGGTGATATAATCACAATCCAAGATCCTGTTCGTAGTGGGTTAAGAAGATCAGGCAGAATATCAGCAGCTACTACAACACAGATCACTGTAGATAATACAAAAGATTTACCTACAGAAGCATCCAGTGGAGATCAATTATCAGTGATACTTACAGATGGTACGTTAGAAACTCAAACAATATCAACAATATCTGGTTCTGTTATTACAGTTTCTAGTGCTTTCGCATCTGCACCACAAGTAAATAGCGTTTGGTTGTTAGTAAGAACTGCTGTTGAAACAGAAGACTTTAGGGTGTTATCTGTATCTGAAGATAATAATTTGTTTACCATAGCAGCTATGTTTCATAATTCTGATAAATATGCTTTTGTAGAAGATGGTGCAACAATAACAACTCCTGTTATTAAAAATTTAGTTGAATTAAAAGATTCTCCAGGAAATATTGCAGCAGAAGAATTAATTATCGTTCTTGGTGATAGGGCTGTAAGTAAAATACTTTTAACATGGCAACCAGTAGCAGGGGTTTCACAATATTCTGTTAAACATAAATTTAATGATGGTAGTTTTCAAACAACTATTGTACAGAGTCCAGTATTTGAAATATTTGATACTGAATTAGGTACTTATGAATTTGAAGTATTTAGTTATAATGCTTTTTTTGAACCAAGTATTGAGCCAACACCATTAACTTTTATAGCTAAAGGTAAAACAGCTGTACCTGCTGATGTGACAGGTTTACTTGTAGAACCAGTATCAGATCAATTACTTAGATTACGTTTTAATCAATCAACAGATGTTGATGTATTGCATGGTGGAAACGTAGTAGTAAGACATTCTAACCTTACAAATGGTAGTGGTACTTTTACTAATTCAGTTGACATAATTCCTAGATTGCCTGGTTCTGTCAGCGAAACACTAGTACCTGCTATTGATGGTGAGTATATTTTAAAATTTAGGGATGATGGCGGTAGGTTAAGTAGTGGTGAAGCATCTGTTGTTGTTACTAACCCTGACCCATTTCCAAAACTTGTTACTTTTACTGATAGAGAAGATACAGATTCACCACCTTTTGGCGGTACTAAAGTAGATTGTTTTTTTAGTGATGATGTAAATGGTCTTGTATTAGGTTCATTAGAAACATTAGATAGCGTAACAGATTTTGATGCTATTGCTGACTTTGATTTCTTAGGTGCTGTTGATATTACAGGTGGTAGTTATGATTTTGCAAGTATTTTAGATTTAGGTTCTACACACCCACTAAGATTAACAAGACATTTTGTAACACAAGGTTTTTATCCTAATGACTTGATAGATAAAAGATCAGCAAATATTGATACATGGACAGATTTTGATGCTGCAACAGCATTTGATGTTAATGCTAAATTATTAGTTGCTACTACAACTGCTGCACCTTCTAATGGTTCTAGTTATCAGGATAGTGATTTTACAGGTAAAACATTTAATACTTTTGCTAATGGTACTCATTTAGGTAGAGGATTTAAATTTAGATGTGAGATGGATTCAGACGATCCAGCGCAAAGTATTGAAATAGATCAATTAGGTTATACAGCAGAACTAGATAGAAGAACAGAACAGAAATCTAACCTTAGTTCTGGTACATCATCTTCTGGACTTGTAATTACTTTTGACCATCCTTTCTTTACAGGTGTTAGTGGTACTGATGTTTCAGCAGGTTCACAATTACCTAGTATTGGTATTACAGCTAATGATTTGGGTGGTACTGATAGATTTGAAATTACAAGTATATCTGGTACTGGTTTTACAATAAAATTTAGTAATGCAGGTAATGCTGTTCAAAATAAAACATTTAGTTATACTGCCGTAGGATTCGGGCGTGGTAGTTAGTATTGGTTTAAGATATACTTAAAAGAAAAAGTGAGTTAAGTAATGGCTACACATGATTATGTAATAGATAACTC